TAAACAAAGCAAATTAACAACCACTGAACAACCGCTGGGCAACCAGCGGTTTTTTTCGTTGACATCTGCAAAGTTTGATGTATCGTCCATAAGCATGGAAGAAGTTCCAAAAATAAAAAAGCCTAGAAAAAGGGTGAAAGATTTTTACCCTTCCGACGTTATTGAAAGAGTCGTGTTTCCTATTCAGAACAATAATCTGTTCTGGAAAAAGGAGAATGCACTTTTTAAAAAGTTAATTACAAAATATCCAAATAAAGATTTTTGGAAGAAAACTCAATTAAAAACTGTTCCTTCTTTAGCTATTTATATTAATATTGAAGCGGAATATCTAAGATTAAAGTATCAAGAGTTTCATTTTCAACCAGAAACAATTAAAGAAGAAATAAAGCTTGGAGATAAAGTTGGAGAAGATTATAATACAACAAAGAAACCGAAATCACTGAAAGACTTTTTAAAATGAAAAAAAAAGAAAAAGAAGAAGTACAACAAAGTAAGATCTTAACGTCGCAAGAGCAAATGAGCAGTTTTTTAAAATCGAACAAAGACTCTCATTACAATTTTGAAGAAACAATTGAATATCGCGTTTCAAGTGGAAGCCTTTTATTTGATTATAAATTAGGAGGAGGTTTAACGACTGGACTTCATCGATTCATTGGCGTTAACGAAGGCGGAAAGACGAGTTGCGCCCTTCAATTCATGAAGAATTTCTTGGATCAACCTACCAAAAGAAAAGGTTTTTACATCAAAGCTGAAGGACGGCTCGGCAAAGAAATGGTTGAGCGGTCAGGCATTAAATTTGTATTTTCTGCTGATGAATGGGTAGAAGGGACTTGTTTTGTTTTTGAATGTAATATTCATGAAACTGTATTTGATGCGTTTCGAGAGCTTGTTCTTAAGAATGACGAAAATCTCAGATATTTTTTCCTTCTTGATTCTGTAGATGGCCTCATTAGAAAAGGCGATTTGGATAAAACTTTTGAAGAGTCTCAGAAGGTTGCTGGTGGAGCAGTCATTGCTGCTGACCTTATGAAGCGTTTATCCATCGCTTTACAAAAGCGTGGACATATTGCCGTATTCATTTCTCAAGTTCGTGCTGACATTAAACTTGATCCATATAGCAGGGTGCCAATTCGCCAAACAACTGCCACAGGCGGAAACGCTTTGTTACATTTCGCTAACTGGATTGTAGAGTTTGACCCTAGATTCAAGGGTGATCTTATCCTTCAGGATGAAAAAGCTAATTACGACGAATATAAAAATCCATACACTGGTCACATCGTAAGAGTTACCGTCAAGAAATCTCCTAACGAAAAAACTAATTCTGTTATTAGATATCCAATCAGATACGGAAGAAAGAACGGTACTTCTAATTGGATCGAAAAGGAAATCTTTGATTTTCTTTTAATGTGGGGCTTCGCAGAACAAAAGGGAGCTTGGATTAATTTTGACGAAGACTTTCTCAATATTTTGAAAGAAGCTGGCTTTAATGATTTCCCTGAAAAGATTCAAGGGACTGCCAAGTTTGAATCTTTGATAAACGAGAACGTACCTTTAAAGAAATATCTATTTAAATACATTAGTGATAACATACTAAATTTCTCAAATGGAATTTCTGACGCTGAATAACAAAAAAAAACGTTGTAAAAACTTAAAGAACTATTTAATAGATTGGGATTCTTCAAGTAGAAGCAAGTTGCAAAAAAAAGTTAAAGACTTTTTATATAAATATTGGTCTCGCAGCATTGTATTCGAAGAGTTTCCTGTAGTTGGTACTCGTCTGTCCTTGGACTTTTATAATGCTAATAAAAAAATAGCCATAGAAGTTCAAGGTAGACAACATCAAAAATACATTGAATTCTTTCATTCTGATAAGATTAATTTTCTGCATCAATTAAAAAGAGACAGAAAAAAAGAGATTTTCTGCGAAAAGAATGGTATAATTCTTGTTACGATTTTTGAAAACGAAGAAGTCACAACTTCTTTATTTGAATCTCAAGGTGTAATATTATAATAATAAATGAAAAAAGAACAAAACTCGGAAAATTTCAAAAATTTTAAAATACCCGAGAATTATTTTAATAAATTCTTTGAGTTCACTGGATCGGATGATTCGTCTAAAGGATTTATAGTTGCTTACGTTTCGCAGGATGGCTGTCCAGTAATTTATACTAAAGTTGCAAGCTCCATCGTAGAGATGGGTCTAAGAAAAGCTTTAGAAAAATATTTAATTGAAGCCGAAAATAACGAAGAAAGCATTGACATGGACAACGAGTAAGCGTATTCTCTGGAAGAATGATCTTCTCTTACGAGTTAGAAACACAGTTGCTGGCTGGATTGCTCAAGTATCCAGAAAAGTATTTAGAAATATCGGCCTTCATTTCAGAAAAAGATTTTTGGAATGAAGGTTCTAAAATTAATCGTACTCTTTTTAAAGTACTAAAACAAGCCGTCGAGAATGGAGAGACGATAGACGATATAGTTTTAACACAACGTGTTAAAAGTTTAGGAATATCATTTGAAGACAATATAGAGCCTTTAGATTATATTCAATCTTTATCTCTCCGTAAAATTGCTAAAGATACCGTTTCGTCTACAGCAAAAGAACTTAAGAAGTTCACAATGAGACGAGAGATACATTCTTGCTGTTCTGATATCGGCAAGAAGATGCGTTCTCTTCCTTCTTCGACTGATTACGCTGGAATCATCGAAACAGCGGATGAAATCTATAACGGTCAAATCAATCTTTATGAAACAGGAGTAGATAGACCTGTAAATATTTATGATAAGATGGAAGATCTTATCGAAGAAAGAGGCAACAATCCAATTGATCAATTCGGTTATGAAGGCCCGCATCCAAAACTTCAAGGTATGTATGGATCGCTGCTTAGACCGGGAAACATTACAGTTGTTGTCGCTCGTTCAGGTGTTGGCAAAACGCAGTTCTGTTTAGATTTTACTACAAAAGCTTGCGCTCGTTATAATTTACCTCTTCTTCATTTTGATAATGGAGAAATGAGCGAAGAAGAATTGATCAATCGCCAATGCGCCGCACTTAGCGGAGTCCCTTTGCATTTGATCGAAAGCGGAAACTGGCGTAAAGCTGGAGAACCTATTGTTGAGAAAATAAGATCAGTATGGAGTAAAGTACAAAAGCAAAAATTATTTTACTACAATGTTGGCGGCATGAATGTTGATGCTCAAATCAATCTTCTTAAGCGTTTTTATTATGCTGAAGTTGGCCGTGGTAATCCTTTGGTTTTTAATTTCGATTACATTAAAACCACTTATGAAAATTCTTCTAACAACAAAAGCGAATATCAAGTCGTTGGCGAGTTAGTCGATAAATATAAGAAATGCATTCAACGAGAAATCGTTAGTGATACGGGGCCGTGTATTTCTATGTTTACTTCTGTACAGTCTAACCGAACAGGTATTGTTAATAATAGGCAGTCAGCAAATATCGTAGATGATGAAAGTATTGTTTCTCTATCTGACCGTATTACTCAGTTTTCATCGCACATGTTTATTCTCCGCAATAAAACAAGTGATGAGCTTCAGAATGAAAAAGGATTTGGCACTCATAAATTCATTAATGTAAAAGCAAGACATTTGGGAAAAGATGTATTTAGCGCGATTAATCCTGTAAAAATGTCAGACGGCAGCTTAAAGAAGAACTTTGTAAATCTTGATTTCAATAATTTTGCTATTACTGAAAAGGGTGATCTACGAGACATTGTAGATGGTCTAAGCACAACAGCATCAGTATCAAACGACTCAGAGGACGACGTTCCGAACCTTAGCTAACATGAATATAGATCAAGAAAAAATAGAAACTATTCTTAGTCAGCTAGGCTATAGTCTTACTGACAAAGGTTCTTATTGGCAAACTAACGCTATTTACAGAGATGGCGATAATCGAACAGCTTTGCAAATCTGGAAAGACACTGGCATTTGGAGAGATTTCGTAGCGAACACCGGATACATGCCATTCAAAAAGCTATTAGCACTTAGCGCAAAAGACAATGATGTTGAAGTGGATCAATTAATCAAAGATTTAGAGAACAATGAAATATCAGATTTCGAAAGAAAACCAATTCAAAAAATGCAAGTAGATCAATTTTTCGATCACGATGAAGTTGAAACTTTGTTGCCTCATTATAAGTTTTATAACAATAAAGCAATTTCTGATTGCACTTTAAAGCTTTATAATGCTGGATTTTCAATGTCTGGAAAAATGAATGGACGATTCGTCTTTCCTGTTTATGATGAAAACGCCAAGGTTATTGGGATCACTGGTCGTCATCTTCTTTGGAAAAGCACTAGTTCTATTTCTAAATGGAAACATATCGGAAAGAAGGCTAGTTGGATTTACCCTATTAACTTAAAAGTAAATGGCGAATCTAAGTTTCAAAATGCCGTTGAAACTAAAAAAGAAATAGTTCTCATTGAAGGCGTAGGCGATAGTTTGGCATTGTCTGAGCAAAACATATATAATCATCTTGTTATATTTGGTCTTGAAATAAGCTCAAAACAAATCGCTTATTTAATGTCTCAGAATCTAAACAAGATAACCATATCCACGAACAACGATTCTGAAAAAATTTCAAACAGAGGATTAGAAGCTGCTATTAAAATTTATCTTAAACTGACTAATTTCTTCGACGCTTCTAAACTAGAGATTAGATTACCACTGTCGAAAGATTTTGGCGAAATGCTTGAGAATGGAATATCGATTGATAAGTGGATTAATAAAAGGGTTAATCGCATTAGTCAAATTGAATATATCATCAAATATTTGTATAATAACAAAGATAAAAATTCATCCAGCAAGATTGAAATTTTAAAAAATTACAAAGAACAATTAGATGCCGAAAGAAACTCTATCTGCCAGTAAAATCAAGACACTTAAAGCGTGTTCTTGGCAATACTGGTGCAAGTATAACCTTAAGCTTCCTGATAAAACGAACAGTGGAGCTTTAAAAGGGGATACTGTGCATATCGTTCTTGAGTGTCTTGGCGCAAAAAGGCATAAACATAATTACAATAAGATAATAAAAGGTAAAAAAACCTTTGCTTCAAAATCTGTAAAGCGTTTGATATTAAAACATATCAAAAGAAAACAACTTAACTCAAAAGAAGATCTTGATGATATCTGTGAAATGATATTAAAAGGTCTGTATTATGATTTTTTTGGTACGAAAAACGGCGAGCCAAGCGAAATTATTTCGGAAAAAGATTTTGAAATCACCGTCGAAGCCGATGATATAAGTTATAAGATTAAAGGGTTTATCGATAAGTTATTTATTTACGAAACTTCAAGTCTTGTATTAATTCGTGATTACAAAACAAACAAAAAGAAATACGAAGGCAAAGAAATAACCGATAATCTGCAAGATTATATGTATACTCTTGCTATTAGAAAACTATATCCTCATTTAAAGAACATAAAAATGGAATTCTTGTTCTTGAAACAAGATATGAATAATGGCGGCGTAATGCCTATGCAACCAAAAGATAAGTATGAACTTATTGGTTTTGAACATGAACTGACAGATTATCAAAAATACGCTGATTCTTTTAATGATAAAACTGCTTTATCTAATTTAGCGGCAAATCAAGGAATGCCTAAAGATGGCAGTTTCTCTGGAAAACTGTTGTGCGGATTTGCTAAACAGCCTAATCAACTAAAGAAAGATGGAACTCCTATGTGGTATTGCACATATAAATTTCCATTTAATTATTTTGCTTTATACGATTCTAAAAAGAATCTTATTAAAACAGCTTTTAATAAAAAAGATTTAGTAAAAATCCAAAAGGGAGATCAAAAAATAATTGCTGAAAACTACGCAGGATGTCCTTGTTGGCAATCGTCGCCGCCTCCTGAATCTCCTCGCGAGAAAAATAACGATGATTTCGATCTTGACAGTTTTTGAAAACTGCTGTACCTTCATGGTATATGTTGCCGTTATTTAAATCGCACTATAGTATAGGAAAATCTATACTCACATTAGATGATCCTAAAAAAGTCACAGAAAACGGCTCTGATAGTATTTTTAAAATAATCAAAGATAATTCTTTGGAGCGAATGGTGTTGATAGAAGATTCGCTAATCGGTTTCTTCGAAGCTTATAAAAGATCGAAAGAGGTTGGCGTTGATTTGATTTTTGGATTACGCCTATCATTAAGAAATTCATCTTTGGAAGATGATGCGAACTCTCAACACAAGGTGGTTATTTTTGCTAAAAATGCTAATGGATGCAAGCTGTTAAACCGT